AAAAAATAAATCTTTGCCCGCTTGATTAACTTGATGTATCATTAAAGTACCATCATAAGCTAAATACATTTTTAGTTCCATTGTTAATTAGTTTTGAAGTTTGTTAAAAATAAACTTTTGTACCTTTTTGAATTTCTCTGCCACTTTCAATAATAAACAGTTTTGCTTCTTTTAAAGATTTTGCTTTAATCTCTTGTGTGCAAAATGAATCATTAGTGTTTGCTGTGCGTGTCCAAGCCTTGTAAGTTTTCATAATTTTGAAGTTTTTTTGAAGTTAAAAAAATACGGTTTGAGGATAACCGTAAACCTGTGTTGTTTTATTGAAACCATTTTTTGCATTCTTTTAATGATGCACCATAAAATGCTGTGTAAGTATTGTCAGTACCTAAACCGAAAACAACTTGCCAAGCTTTTGAAATTTCAATATCATAAGGCTGATAAATAATGTTTCCTTCTATTTCTTTGCCGTTCCAAGTATCTATGCCTTTAAATTTATAATTTCCGTTAGCTAATTTTGTGAATGTCATAATCTTAATTTTTTGAAGTTTAAATAATTCCGTTCCCTTATTTGTTGATACAAAATTACACCTTATTTTCATAACTGCAAATAATTTTATAAAAATTTTATAAAATATTTTATCTTTTTTTGCGCTAACTTTACAACCAAATTAAATACACATGATTTTCAGAAAACGAAACAGGGCAGAACAAAACGAAAGTAATTACCAGAAGTGGCTTAAAACCTACATTCCCGAAACTACAAAGCAGCGTATAGAATTGACAAGAGTATTTACTGACCGCGCTGGTAATAACTTTTACATTTTAAAAAATCCTGCAAACTTAACGCGTGAACGTGCGCAAAGGATTGAAGAAGCAATGACCGCTATTGATTTTGGCATTAACAAAACAGAAGTTGTTGAGAAACTAAACGGCATGTTAGAAACGGTTGAAGATATGCCGTGGCAAAATATGACCCGCGATAAGCTAAAAGAATTTCACACAAAGTCTAAAGACCAATTGAATGATATTCTGTATAGGCTTAAAAATATAAAGATTGACGACCTATTATTAGAAGCTGGATTGTATTTCTTTTTTATTGACAATGAAAACCCATACATAATAAACAGCGAAACACAGCAGCGCAAAATGGATGCAATTAAAAAAGATGATGAACTGCGCGCTTTTTTTTTGAACAGTATAGAACAAATTTTGAAAGGTTCGAGCGCTTTAAAAGATTAAATTTTCCACGGCTAAACAAGATTGAACCTAACGTTAAAGCAAAAAAGAAACCGCAAACATATCAACACGCATTACAAAAACTGAAAGAACAAAACCGCGAAAACGATTATATTATAACAAAGGGCGACCCGGTGCAAATGGCAAATGTTAGGTTTTGGGTTATACGTGATTATTACAGCGCATTAGAACAGATATTAAAAGACAATGATAGGGCCGAACAGGCTAATAAAAAAATAAACAAAAAGTAATGGCAGAAATTAAAGACGTTTATAGTTTAGAATTTAATGGCTCACAGTTCCAAACTGAAATAAATTCAGCTATTCAATCTATTGATGAACTTAATAGCGCGATGGAGCAGGGTGTTGATGTTGCTGATGAATTAGAATCAGCACAGGCCAATTTAGTTGGCGTTCTAAATACAGAGGCTAAAGGCGTTGAACAGCTTAATCAAAAACGTGAAGCGTTAGTTAATACACAAAAGAAAGTTAACGCCGAAAGTAAAGCAGGCGTAGCAGTTAATAATCAATTAAACACTACTAACAAACAGTTAGCAGTTAGTACAGGTCAGGCATCAGTACAGCAGGGTAATTTAGGTAGAAACTTATTACAAGGCGCACGTAATTTAAACACTATGCGCCGTAGTACTATGATGTTAGGCAATGCGTTTAAGATTTTAGGTTTATCAAATCCATTTACTGCAATATTTGCAATTTTGCCATTGGTAGTAGAATATTTATTTACAGTTACCGAAACACAAAATAAATTTAATGAAGCGGCACAATCTGCAATTGCATCTTATGCAAAAGAAAAAGTAGCATTAGATGATTTATTTGGTTCGTTAAATAATGTTAATATACAAGGTGAAGAAAGAAGTGCAGTTATTGACCAAATAAATAAACAATATGGCGATTATTTACCTAATCTTTTAACTGAAACAAGTACAGCGGAAGAACTTGCAATTGCTTATGATTTAGTTAATCAGGCATTAGTTAGAAAAGCTGTAACGCAAGCCAAAACAAATGCTTTAGAATCTGCAACAACTGATTTGTTTACTAAAAGATTAGATGTTCAAAAAAGATTAGCTAAAGTAGAAAAAGATTTATTATTTATATCTTCAACTGAACAATTAAACAGATTAAATAAAGATAAAGAAAACATATTAAAAGAAATTACAAAAATTGAAGATGACTATAAAACTGAAATTGCAAAAATTGATAAAGTAGCTAAGGATTTAGAACAAAATCTTTTTATACCTAAAAGTAATTTAACCCCTGAACAACTTGAAGCGAAAAGGTTAGAAGCTGACAGAAGAAGAAGGCAAAATTTACAACAAAATGATATAAAAAAAGAACAAAAACAAACCATAAAACAAACAGAAAGTTTTTATGTTAAATTGCAAAAATTAGCTAATGACCAGTTTAAGAAAGCTATAAAAAATATTAAAGATGAAGAAAAAGAAAGAATAAAAAGCATTGAAAATATGGTTAAAATTACTGAGGATGCTTTGAATTATGAAATATCATTAACTGACGAAGGTTCAGAAGAACGTATAAAAGCTGAAACGAATTATACAGATGTTTTAACAAGTCTATATAAACAATATGCTAAAGAATTGGGCATGTCTGAAACAGAAATAAACCAGTTTATAGCAGATAGATTAAAGAACAGTATAAAATTATATGAAGACTATTATAATAAGCAATCTAATATTGAAATAAACAACCGTGAACGCGATTTGAATAATGAACTTAATTATTTAGAACAAGAAAGAAACCAATTATTAAAAGCTGCAACAGGCAATGCAGAAGAACAAGAAAAAATAAATAAGTATTATGATAAGTTGCGTTTAGATTTAGAAAATGAAGCTAACAAAGAAATTCTAAATTCAAGAATAAATCTTTTAAATCAACTTAGAAACTTAGCAGTTACATCAGGCGATGAAAGTTTAATATCTGATATTGATAAGCAAATATCTGAACTAAATTTAAAGATTACTGAATTAGGCAAAACATCAACAGAAACAATTGAAGAAATCAAAGGCTTAACCGATGAACAAAAGAAACTAATAGAACAAACAGCTTCGTTAATTACAGGCGTGTCTGATAATGTTTTCAACGTTCTAAACGCTCAAGTGCAGGCCTACATTAGTGGACTTGACAAAGCAATAGATAAAAGCAAATCAGCGTTAGATGAAATACGTTCTAATAGTGAAGATTATAACGCCCGCCAATTAGAAATAGAAAAAGAACGTTTAGAAAATTTAGAAAATGAACGGGCAAAAGCTGTTGAACGTGAAAAAATATTAGGTCAAGTTCAAGTAGCTATTAACGCGGCAATTGCTATTTCAAAGGCGGCTGCTGAAGGTGGTGGTGTTGCATCTGCATTTACTATTGCGGCAACTTTAGCTTCATTAGTTGCAGGCTTAGCACAGGCGCGTGTAGCAGCTGGCAATGCGTTTTTTCATGGTGTTGAATACTTAGAACGCGGCAATAATAAAGCAGGCCGCGATACAATCCCTGCAATGCTTAACGAAGGTGAACGTGTTATTACAACCGACACAAATAATAAATATTGGGACGTACTTAGCGCTGTTCATAATAACAGAATACCAGCGGATGTACTTAATACATTTTCTAAGGCATATCAGCAGGGCGGCATTAAAAACGCGCTTGGTGTATTTGGCGATAATGTTTCACTAAGTAATGAGTTAGGTCAAAAGTCTATCTTTGTAAACGTGGCTCAAAGTTACGGCGGCTTAGAAAACAGATTAGAACGTATTGAAAATGTTTTAACCGAACTGCCAAAGTACATGCCTAAAACAACAGTTAGCGCGAATGCTAACGGTATATTTAGAATCGTAGAACAAAGACAGGCGCGTAAAAACTTCTCGCGTAATTGGTCAAAATGATATT